ACGCCCTTACGAGGAGTGAAGTCCTCAGGAGCGAAGATCGTCGGAGTGACAATGAGAGGAACGTAAGGTGCGTATACGTACCCAGTCTCAAGGTAGCTACCACCCTTGTACCCAACAAGAATCTTGTTGCGTGGGAAGTAGGGGTCCTTATAGACCGTGAAACGATTACTCAGAGTACCCATCTTCTCGCAGCCAAGAGTCATTCCGCCAGTCACCTGACCATCACCATCGAGGGTGTAGGCTGGGCGATAGAGGACAGAAGCCTCAAGGACAGTGGCAACGTCAGGGCTAACTACGATAAAGTTTGCAGAACCACGGAGGGTCTTACGATGAATCTCATTAGCAACGTCGATAACTGTCTCCACAAGTGTCTCATACCATTCGCGGACCGTACCAGTAAAGGCAGGGCCAACACTACCGGCTCCACCGGGTGTAACCTTGGAACCAGACTTCTTGTTAACGAACCCACCGGGGGAACGCGACCAGAAGTAATTGGTATCCGCTTCCATCAAGAGATCGTTAAGGATCTCACGATCGATCTCAAGAGCAATCTGCTCGGAGAGGATCTGGGTAAGCTCAACCTCAGCGTCTAGACTGTGGTAGGCATTCAAATCCTGAGCAAGCTCTGGGGACCAACGGGCACGCAGCTTCCGAGTAGACGCCACGACCGAGATGCTCTCGATCTTGATGTCAATCTCTGGAATAACCGGCTGAGGGCTAGACGCGAAATCGGACTCGAAGACGGGAACCACGAGGGTATCGCCATCGGTGCCAACATTAAGCGTATTGCTCTTCGGAAACACAACTGCGAACGAGGACAGGTTAACACTACCAAGATCGGTTCCAGAAAGAACCATCAGGAGTGCAGAATTTGCCTTCTCTGCGGCAGCCATAGGATCAGCACTAATGTTTCCAGCACTAGAACCAGACTTAACAAGCTGGTTCAAACGACGGAGGTTATACACTCCAGCGCCGCCCTGGTAGGTTTCACCGTAAGCTGCAAGGTCTCCACCACCATTCGTGTTGAGGCCAGTAGCCCCAGAAAGCACGAGAGCGGCTTCCTTCACCATGGTAACGTCAAACTCGCTGCCAAGAGCAGCAAGGTTAACTGTCAAGAAGTGGAACTTCCCGTTGTTAGTGTCAATCTCTGTAGCAACCTGTGGATCAAACTGCAAGAACCGACCATCAGCGCCAGTGGAAGCACAGTTACCTGTGGTTACGCGGGTCTGAGATGCACCGTTACCAAGCTTGAAGAAGTCATTCGCAAAAAGAGTAACATTAACTCTCGCATGAACCTTCGAATAGCCCGATCCAGCAAGATCGTACTGTCCACCTGTTCCCAAAGAACCAGAGCGTACGCCCTTGCCCGCGGGGTTATTATAGATGGACTGGCCCTTGAGATAAGTTGTCTTGGAAGTTGTACCAAGACCAGAATCATTAGAGCTTGAAGTTGCAGTACCACCCATGTTGGTACCGTATGTGTAATCCAGATAGAAGAGCAGGCCGGAAGGCAAGCTCATGGGCTGGATGGATACTAGCTCATTCGCAACCAGACCACCGAATACTCGGCGAACGATTGGAAAAGCAATATTTGTGAATCCTCGGATGTCACCAGATGAAGCGGCAGGAGCTAACCCACCTCCACCGAGAGTGTTCTGCTCTCGTAGTACCTGGCCCGCTTGATTCTCGAGCAACTGTGCCATGTTTTCACGATGGACGCCGTCGAGACCTCGCAGAAGACCAGTCCGAGTCCACTTTTCTGTAAGGCGTCGACCATGTTCGCCCATATGGCGCTGGCGGATACCTTCGGTCAATTGACCAAGTGTGAACTTCTTAGACATTTTATTTTCTCCTTTTAGAAATTAGCGTCTACTTGTTATCGATCCCAGCAAGGACTGCCCAACGATCTGTCTGTCCCGACTCGCTAGCAGACGAGCTGCCACGACGAGTTGGTCTGGACGAAGATCCAAGGACCCTTCTTCCTGTCGATCCCTCTGAGAGAGACCTCTTCTTGAGTGAGCGAGTCAAGCTGTCATAAACAAGCTTGGCTTCTCTGACGGTCTTGGCACTATCTAAAGCCTCGACAATGGCACGCTGTTGCTTCGAACTTACATTACGATTTTGCATCAGTTTATTCACATAAAGCAGTTTTGCGTTAAAAAGATTCATTTCAGACAGCTTCCGCTTGAGAGCTCTGTTCTCGCGTACTGTCTTGGGGTTCTGACGAGTTCGTCTACTGGCGGATGCTCTTGCTCCACGACGTCGACGCTGTTCAGCAACTCGACGCCGACGGAGTCTACGTCTGTAGGACTCTGGCATCGCATCGCCGGCAGGGACGGGGCCACCATTATCAGGGGTGGGAACACTGGGGTCACCAAGCTCATCAGCTAAAGCATTAATAAGGTCGTCCTCGTTGACATCGAGGATTACATCACCCTCGTCTTCTCCACCGTGTGCAAGAGACGGATCAGCTGCAGCAGCTCTCCCAACTTCCTGCTCGGAAAGACGACGTCGCTGACGAAGCTTACGAAGCTCCATTTTCAGCATGCGAGGATCAATTTCATAGACCTCACCGAGATCGAGTTCATCGCCTCCACCCTCGTCTTCAAGTTCTTCACCCTCGTCTTCGAGTTCCATTCCCTCGTCTTCAAGTTCTTCACCCTCTGCTTCCTCTTCTGCGCCGGCAAAAGATACTTCAACATCAGCTGCTAAAGCATCAGGATCGAGAGCATCAAGATCGTCGAGGATGTCATCTTCCACACCAAGACCCAAAAGATCATCGTCTGAAAGAATAATTTCCATTTCATCTAATTCGTCGACACCAGCTTCAAAAAGACGGTTGAAGATGGCGCGGCTACGTCGGTTAGTCATTATATTCATCTCCTTTAATGTTTCAAAAATTTCAAGACGAACTTTTTTTGCATTACGATTAGAGCTAAGTATTGACTCTTTTCGTAAATTAATCATTTCTCTTAAAAGTTTTGTATATGACTTTTTAATTGCAGCGCGTTGCGTGGGGGATAAACGTCGAAAATCAACGTCCTCCAGCAATGCGTCCATTCTCCTAACCTTCCTCCGAAGCCGCACATTTCGTTCTGTGAGCTTACTTCCATTGGAAGACTTAGAGTTGCGTATTAGCCGTTGCACGGCCTCTACGCTCTCTCGTGAGAGAGAAGAATTTTCAGATACGTTTACAGAAACATCACCCTGTGCATTTACTACCACCTGTGCTTCATTATCGACTTCAATATCTTCATCATCGACTAGTTCGTCAGGTGCAATAAGCTCATCTGTTAGAGCCATCGGGTCTAGTTCTACAGCGACTCCAAGATCATCAGCTGGAACTGATTCTGCGCCCCATTCATCTGAATCTTCGGCATCTAGCTCTTCGACTTCGATATCTTCGGGCTGCTCAGAAAGTAATTGAGCTTCAACCATTGCTTGGATTTTGGGGGTGAGTGCCTCTATAATCTTATTTTTAGCGTTCTGTTCAGCCATGGCCTTAAGCTCATGAGATTCCCTGATCGCTTCCATGTAAAGATTTGTTGACATTATATCATTCCTTAACGCACATTTTAAATATGCAATGAAACTGAAGATTACTCTTCCTCGTTATTCATTTTCCCTTTCTTGACTAAGAATATTGCTAATTACCTTCCTTAATCGCAAAATAGAGAGGTCTTCGCCGGCTTCCAGTTCTGAAAACGACACTTCATCATTCGCATCCGCCGGGGGCACTGGCGCTTGGGACCAACCCAACTTTGTACCAGTTTGAAGCGCGCTTCCCGGAGTAAATGCCATGGGGCTATTGACTCCGCCACCAACCTGTATCCTATCTTTATACATGCGGGGGAAAGGTACCATCCCTGTAGCTGTGGCAATTTCATTAGCAATTCCAACCCGGCGGTTTCCGCCAATGAACGCAAAATGGTCGGCCGAGCGGCTTGACAGGTGATCACGGTGGTCTGGACCCCCACGCATCTTATTAACAACTTTTTTTACGATATCTTCATCTTCTTGTGGAATCTCGCTATTATCATCGACGGGAGCAGCATAGGGAAAATTAGACCCCTTTGCTCGAGGCGCATGAAAACGAGTTGATGTTCGGCCGTAGCCGAACCCCTGATTTGCATCATAGCTTCGACCAAGACGCGGACCGATACTTACTGGTGACTCTGGTCCGTTCATCAGCGATTAACCGGCATCGCCGGAAGCTTTACCCATAACATAGTCGCCGAGCACTGTGGCTGATTGAGCAGCAGATGATTCGGATGGTTCTAATGAAGAACCAACACCAACACCCCACTGGCTATTTGGAGTCGTACCCCAGCCATCAGGTGGATCGGCTTGATCTGCCGGATTCATGCTACCAGGGCCTGGAGATACTGGGTTCGGAGTCCAGGGCGATCCAGGAAGACCTCCACCACCAGTTTCTACATCGCCGTAATTCGGCGCGTCGACATAATCACGATTGAACTCGCCGAATGTATGTCCGCCATCATTCACCACGCCATCTAAAAGCAATTTCTGAGCCTGCTCAGTCACTGTATCATCAGTCATGCTGCCATCGTAAATCGGTGATGCCGGAAAACTGGCCTTTATTGTCTCTGTCTCAACGGACCCTAACCCGTTAGTGGTCACCACTGATTCTACCATACCTTGTTTGTGTGTGGGCATATCTTAATTCCTTTTAAATTAAAGTTTTCTAGCTATTCTTCTACGCAGCTTACCGCGATTTTCTTGTACTCTCTTTAGTTTCGTCTTCAATCGTCTTTCATGAATCTTAAGAGCTTTCATCCAGTCAATATCCTGCTCAATAGAATCCGCATATTCATCAGCTTCTACTTCTTCACCCTTTACTTTTTCAACATCTTCAAGGGTGCCAGACTCAAGAGTTTCTCGAATTCTTTTTTTCTCTTGAAGTACTAGCTTTCTGAGAAGTTTGGGTGTAAGTTTCTTGGTTCGTGCCATTTTAATCCTCCGGACTAATATTACTTATTTCGCTCAATCAGTTTATTATCATTTTTTCGGCGAATCGCTAAAAGCTAGCGCCGCCCAATTCTGTGCTGATTCTCCAAATAAATCTTGTGGATCATTATTTGAAGCTATCAATGTTGCTGCGTCTCCGTCAGCTATTGGCTTCCCTCGCTCTGCTGCAGCTTGCTCTCGTAATGTTGTTGCTGCCGTATCTTCAAAGATAGCAGCCATTATTGGATCACTTGTTATAGCACTAGTGTCTATTACGGGCTCAGCTCGTTGAGATGTTCCATAATTCATTGCATCTAAGGACGGGTGTAGCGCCTTGGGTTGAGCAGAACGTTGCTTCTTTTTGCTAGAAATTTTTCGAGACCTTTCCACAAGCCTGGAAGATCGATCCTCTTGCATCACTTCGCCAGAATCACTAGCGTCCAAAAGAATTTCAAATAAGCACTCTTTCACTAGTTCTTTCAAGTGAAGTCTTGTAAGCTTTGCCATCACCCCACTCCGTGGTAACCAGCAGATCCGGTTATATTCAACGCAGAGCGAGGAATGTTCGTAAGGCCAGCAATTATCGTAAACCCAACAGCTTCCGCATCATCCGCTCGTAAGAACAAGTCAGTACATGCCAATTCAAGACGACCAGTAGAAGTACCTCGAACCCCTGCCGCGCCACTGGTTCCGCCCGCATTTGATCCAACCACAAAATAGTTTTTGTGTCCCGCCCATTGCTCTGCGGAGGTTGGGTACGGCTCTGCGTTTACCCATACCTGGTTGTCGAACTCATTAATCACGCCTGTGTACACGGAGCTAGTTACGGCGCCAAGGCTGTTCACTCCATTTTCCGTAAACCCAATACGTAAATTTCCGGTAGTAGCAGCAGAACCGCTAACCGCAACCTCGAACCAGCGCGTGACCCGCGGAAATTTAATTTGTATCACGTTACCGGTTGCGGTGCATTCTCCGTCACCAGATGAGGTAACATATGGGATTCCACTTACTTGATAAGCTGCTGTTGTACCGAGCCCAGGTCTTGGCCATCCACTACTCATCTTCCTCTCCCCATTCTAGTATTTCGTTAAATATTCTGTGTATTCTATCAGATTTGTTAAATACAGAGTTCAATTCGCTCTGCTTCACTACGCGGCCTTCTCGCATCATGTACGCACCGGGAGTGGAAGGCTCCGACACAAAATCCCAACAAATCAACTGAAAATCATCTTGCACCACGTCTGTGTCGCCATGCCGTTTTGTAGATCCAACCCCTCGGCTAGAAATTCCTAAAGTAACACCAGCCTCAACCAAGCTTTGAAGAATTCGGCCGGCGGGCGTATCTAAAAGCTCGACAAGACCGTAGCAAACGTCACCGTCCATGTACGCTTCACGAACAATATGCGAAGCATTTTTTAGCTCGACCACAGAGCTATCGGGATGATCACATTCCCCCAACGCTCTATTTTCCTGAATAAATTTCTGATAATTTCTTACTTCTCGATCCAAAATCATTTTGGGATATACTCGCCCATTTTGATTCAAGGTATCAGCCTTTTGCAAAACACCCTTCATTATAATCTTGCCATCGTTATCAAGCTTAGATTGTTCTACGAGCTCTTTCGTATACTCAAAGGGTGCCCACTCAGTCAAAAGCTTCAAATCAGCCATTGTTTTCTCCTGGTACTAATTCTTCGACTAATTTCATCAAAGTTAAGTATTGAGACATTACAGAGTCATCCACGCCATTATCGGGAAGATCTTTAATTTTTTCTCGTACTAGCGCAATCTGCTCTTTTAAAACATGATTGCTACACTCTTTATTAAAGCGCTCTAAACTGCTTAAAGACGAAACCCTTACTTCTTGTAAGCTTCTTAGCACAATATCTTGAGACTCAGCTTGTTTTGAAAAAACATATTGCTTTAACAATAACGTTTGCTTCTCATTTAAAATTTGACCATATTTTTCTTGAAGTTTTTCTTGCATAATCTGTACAGTCAATCTGTTTACGTCTGGCGTAGACATCGAAGCTAAATTTGCAACTGCCTTTTCTTTTAAAAGATGCTCATGAAGTGACGCTTCAAATTTTGTTGTAACACTTATGTCTGGATCTTTACTTCGCCAATTATTCAGCAGAGTCTGTACCGTAGCGAATGCTTTATACTCTTCTACACGTCTGCTATAAAATCCGCTTTCAGCAATTTGATAATTGATGTCTTTTATAAGAGCAGACTTCTCTTGACGTAATTTTGTTATGTCCATGTTACGAGATGCTTGCTTCGCTTCACCCATAATAGAAACCGCTAACGACGGGCTTGGGACTGACGTCGTAACTAGAGCACGAAATAATCGGAACTCTTTGTGAAGTTGGGTTCCCTTCACGAAATGCTTCTTTAAAATTCCCAATGCCATGTGAGCATCTTTTTCACGCTCTTCAACGAGTGCGCTGGAAATATATTCAGATAATTGCGAAAAAAGAATGCCAACATTCCTTTTCTTATTATGTTTAACTTTCATCTATTTCTCCGGTATCGTATTCATCGAGGTCGAATAAATCTTCCTCACTCTCTGCTGCTTCTGCAAGCAACACGCCACCTTCGGGAGTTAAAATCGAAGAAAGCGATTTCATCGCGTTCTTCATCTCTTGTGTCATCGTTGGTCTAATAGATCTTGACATACTATCGTAAGTATCTCGCTCATCCCATTCCGTTCCCTCAAACGCGGGGTGAAGATAGTCTTCACCATACGGTTTCTTTAGAGAGTCCTGGGGTCGCGAATGAGTTACCATCTTCTTAAAGTCTGGCATTTGAGTTGTTAGAGGTCCTCGTTTCGCTTTAGTGCCCGGCGTGGGCTTTCCAAATACTTTCTTAACAGACGCTTGCGCCTTTAGTGGTGCATCAGGATCGTCAATTGAAAGATGGCTGATGTCTATTTCATCGTCTTCATCGTCATCGTCGTCGTCGTCGCTTCTTTTATCTCCAGGAAGAGCCGTTAATAGTGCACCCTCTGGTTCGTCTGCTGCGAAGAGGCCGCCAGCTTCTTCTCCGCCGCCCATGTCTCCACCCATGTCTCCACCCATACCGCCTTCGCCACCTTCTCCGCCGGTAGCGGCGGCTTCGACGTCGGCATCCATGGTTTTATCTTCTTTTCGGCCCTCGTTGATTTCGTCGATCATCTTATCCGTCAAGCCGAGGACGTTCTTTTGTACCCACCTCCTATCCAGCATTCCTTCGGGAACCTTTCCAGCAATATCAAATCGTGTTGAAATTAATTCTAGCTTTTGTAATTGAGCAACAGATGATGGATTAGAGAGCTTTAATTCAAAGTCGATTAAATCCTCTCCATCATAACCGTGACAAAAAAGGTGGATCATAGCAACTTTGTTGAGCTCGGCTATGACAGTTTTTTGTATTCGTTGGATGGTACGACTAAACCTAATGTCTTCCTGGGCGAGAGTTGCTTTCGCTCCGACATCTTCATCATACCCCAAGTATGCTCGAGGAATTTTTAGAGCAGCAAAAAGCTTTTTCTGAATATACTCGACATCTTCAATAGCGGCGGTGTTTTGGCCGCCTGCCAACGTATCTATCTTGGTGCCAGTATCTCCGCCGCGAACTGGAATGAAATAATCTTCATCCACCGACAGGGGGTTATACCGTAAATCAATTTTTCCATTATCCTTATCAATTACGGGAGCGCGCTTCAATGAGCTCGTTGCCTGCTCTAAATAATTTGGCACATCTTCTGGAGGAACGTTTCCTACATCAATATAAAATACGCGACGCTCAGGAGCGCGAATGACACGATACACCAGCATAGCATCTTCGATTAAAATAAGCTGACGCCATATTCGTCGAGCTGACTCTAAAACCGACGATCCGTACGGAAGAAATGCATCATTCCCCAATAAGCGAAAATGTGTTATCTGCCAGTTTTCTAGAGTTGTATTTCCCTGTGTGAGCCAACGAAACCGAACAGCACCCGGATTTTCGGGATCAAATCCTTCTTCTCTTTCTATTTCAGAAATTGGAATAGGAAAAGCATTTATTACTCCAAACTCCGGATCGATATCATTGAACAAAAAGAAATCACCATATTTGCAAAGATTACGAACCCACATGACAAGATTAAACTCAACATTTAGAGTGTCATAAAAAAGCGTTTCCAATAATTCTTTCTGTATATCGTTTTCACAAAAAATATGTAATGCTTTCCCAGTCTCATCTGGACTAGTTGTCTCTTCCGAATAAATGTCGAGCGCTGACGCGATTTCGGGAGTTGCTTCCATCTCACTGAAGTCGGAATATCTCGACATTCTGTCGAAAGATCCATACGCGCTTAACGTAGTGTTATAAACATCATTGTGAGCGCGCTTAAAAAGTTGTGCAGCTGTCGAAGTCATTCCGGGAGTCTGCATCCGAACTTTGCGCTTGACAACTGGACCAGCTCTAAAGAGGCTAGTTAATCTCTGAAATATATTTCCCTTATTTGCCATTTATTCCTACCCACATCTCAATAAAGCCAACTAAAGTCTACCGAGCCTGATATCGCAGGGTGACCCTCATCTAACGCAATCGGCCAGCCTCGAGAAGTAAATATTCCCACCTGTTGAGCAAATTGTCCCATGCTCTTTTTTTGTGACTCGTCTATTTTGTTAATCCCAAAAGCTTGAAGCATCGCTTTATTAATATCAACAGCTTTTTGTGAAGAATTTTTATCACCGTCATAAAGCCATAAGCCAATTGCAAAAGACATTACAAGGTCGTCGTTTTTTCCTCGTTGAGCTTGTGCCTTCCCAGAGGTCCACACGAATGTCTTTAATTCGTCCACAAGCCTTTGAGAGTATACATCAACTTTTTCATTTCTAATCATTTCTTCCATTTTCGTTAAAATTTTTGCGCGACTGCCGCCTTGTGTTGAAAAACCACCCTTGCTAATCGGTCCGTTACCATACAACGCATTAAATTTATCTTTTTCTTTGGAAAAATAAACATTTCTATACCCAAGTTCCTGCAACTTCATTAAGACCGCGTATCCGTAAGTGTTACTTTCTGGGCACAAAACTGCCTCATGGTATCTTCGCCCGGCTTCGATCAAAAGATATGCCAGCTGGTCAGGAGGTACTTTTCCCCGAAATTCTGCAACTACTTCTGAAACAGTAGTGTCTATGACATGGAAAGTTGAATAATCTTTGCCGTCACCACGTGACACATCTGCTGACACAACATATTCATGGTTTTCAAGGGCATATTTCCAGACCCAGACATTATTTTCTGGGCCCCACTTCTCAAGCGGGGTACGAATTTTATATCGTAATTTCTCTATTTCTTCGGTGGATAAAAAAGTGTTTCCCGATGCTTGAAAATCGCAAAGCAGCTCTTGGGCAATTTGCTGCTTATTCATATTCATCGATTCCTTGTCAAACCATACATCATCTCGCTCGGGATGCACGTCCCAAGGAAGCTTAACAGGATTAAATTCGTTTGTCCCATCCACGGCCTGATGCCATAAATCGTAATATTGCCCACCTGTGCCATTGGGAGTGCTTACAACAATAGCACGACCACCCGTTGATAGCGTAGGATATAGCCCTTTCCAAAGTGTATCGAAGTTTCGAATAAATGCGGCTTCATCGACTATTAACAAACTTAATGCTTCAGACCGGCCAGCATCTTCAGATGTTGGGATTGCTTTGATAACAGACCCATTAGAAAACTCTATTGCTTGAGTATTTTTCGCCGTTATCTCCGTTATCCACATCCACTTTGGAATTCCAGATAATGCTATTTTAACTTTTTTAATGAAGTTTTGAGCAACCGCTAATTTTGTCGCAATAATGAGGACCTGTTTGTCTTTCCGAAATAACGTCATCCACACAGCATACGCAGCTGTTAAAGTTGACAAGCCCAATTGTCGTGATTTGACTACAATATTAAAACGATGATCGTTAAAATGTTTTAGACAATCATTCTGAAATGGAAAAGTATGAAAAGGAATTCGGCCGCGGATGGGATGCTGGATCTCCACGTAACGATTTATAAAATATGCGGGGTCTTTCCCGCACTTTACAATTTCAGCGACTTGTTTCTGTTTTGTAATTGGAGGCATTATTAAGCATTATTAACTTACTTGTAGTGTTAAAAAAGCTCTGTAGTATGCCACCTTTCGTGGAGAATTTGAAGTTGCCTGGATAAGCTCCACACTATCATCTCTAGAAAGTTCGGAAGTCTTTAAAGCTCTTCCAATAGCATCTTTAAAATCTGACTTAATTTTCTTTACCCCATCGCTAAAAATATCATTTGACATCTCTCTTAAATTTGTCATTTGACTTTCTAAAGCGCGCTCTCCAGCGAAATGCACAATGCTATCAAACCGAAGCTCAAGCAGATCGCCATTGAATTTATGAGATAATTTGAGGTTATCAACAGACTTTCCCCAGGTTACATTTAAGCAATCGCCTAAAGCTCGCACTTCTTCAACACTAAACATTCGTAAACTCCCGTATTTAACTATTCACCTGGCGAAACCTTTTCTCGCCACTTATTGATCTCTTTCAAAATTGGTTCATATTCTTCGTCTTTGTTTAATTTTCTCAACGGTTCCAAAAAACTGATCCAGCACTCTACACAACATCTTTTTTCTAAATATTGCAAACAGTCTTGAAAATCACGAAATAAAAACCCACAGAGCGGGCAGTCTAAAGGCACAAAGTGAGCGTTAGCACTAGCGTGCACAATATCTGACTTTTGCATCCTTCCCTACCTTTTGAATATCTAACACATTGTCAACAATATCTTTTACTGCATCTACATGCGAGATGATGAGAATATTAGAAAAATATTTCTTAAGAGAAATTAGTAAACGACCACATGCTTCAATATTTTTATCGTCTAACGCTCCGAAGCCCTCGTCAATAATCAAAATATCACTC